AACGAGGAGGCCGACGTGAAGTGGCTCATGTCTAGCAAGCGCGGCCGACGCATTGTGTGGCGGCTGCTGGACCAGGCGGGCGTGTTCCGCAGTTCCTTCAACACCAACGCGATGTCGATGGCATTCGCGGAGGGTGGCAGGAACTACGGGCTACGGATGCTCGGCATGGTCCACGCGCTTTGCCCGGACCAGTATCCGGCAATGATGAAGGAACAGGCACACGATGAACGAACCAACGATGATGGAAACGGCTGAAACCAACACTACAGCCGCTCCCGCATCTAGTGCTACCGCAAGCCTTTCGGCGACGGCCGAGAAGCTGTACGGTGGCGAGCAGAAGGCGACCACGACCCAGGGCCAGCAAGCCGCAGATGCGGCCGCTGCCGGCAAGGTTCCCGAAGCCAACGACGCAAAGGCCGCCGAGGCACCCGCCGACGCCAAGCCGACCGCGCCGGAAACCTACGATTTCAAGGCACCGGAGGGTCGAGCATTCGACTCCGAGGTCATTGCCGAGTATTCGAAGGTGGCGAAGGAACTGAACCTGTCGCAGGAAGCCGCGCAGCGCGTCCTTGACACGGTCGGCCCAAAGCTGGCTGAACGTCAGGCGGCGCAGATCGAGGCAGTTCGCAACGGATGGTCCGACAGCAGCAAGGCCGACAAGGAGTTTGGCGGCGAGCGTCTGTCTGAAAACCTGTCCGTGGCGAAGAAGGCGCTCGATGCGTTCGGCACCACCGAACTCCGCAGCCTGCTCAACGAGTCCGGCCTCGGGAACCACCCGGAAGTAATCCGGTTCATGTTCCGCGCCGGGAAGGCGATCAGCGAGGACAGCATGGTAACGGGCACCAAGGGCGAGGCCAAGTCGGCCGGACCCCGCTCGTTCAATGACCTCGCCGACGCCATGTACTCCTCCAGCACCTAAACCCACGAAAGGGAACAAGCAATGGCAACTATTACTGCTAACAACCTGACGCTCGCCGATTGGGCGAAGCGCACCGATCCCGAGGGCCGCGTTCCGGTTGTCGCGGAACTCCTGTCCCAAACCAACGAGATCCTCGAGGACTGCGTCTTCAAGGAAGGCAACCTGCCCACGGGTGACCGCGTCGTCATCCGCACTGGCCTGCCGGCCGTGTACTGGCGCGCCCTCAACCAGGGCATCCCGAACAGCAAGAGCACGACTGCCCAGGTCGATGAAGCCTGCGGCATCCTCGAGGCTCGCAGCGAGGTCGATAAGGATCTCGCCATGCTGAACGGCAATACCGCTCAGTTCCGTCTGTCCGAAGACGTGGCCTTCCTCGAGGCCATGAATCAGACGCAGGCGACCACGCTGTTCTACGGCAACCCCGCCACCGATCCGAAGCAGTTCCTCGGCCTCGCGCCGCGTTACTCTGACATTGGTGCTGGTTCTCCGAACAACTCGCAGAACATCCTGTCTGCTGGTGGTTCTGATGCGACCGTGAACACCTCGATCTACCTGGTTGTTTGGGGTGACAACACCGTCTACTGCCCGTTCCCGAAGGGTTCGACCGCTGGCCTCATGCATGAGGATCTCGGCGAGCAGACTGTCTACAGCGGCAACGACCGTATGCAGGCTTATGCAACCCGGTATCAGTGGAAGAACGGTCTGGTCGTGAAGGACTGGCGTTACGTCGTGCGAATCTGCAACATCAACACGACCCACCTGATGAGTCAGGACAACACCCAGGCTTCGAACGTATCCACTGCCATCATCAAGATGATGAGCCGTGCTCTGTATCGCATCCCGAACATGGCGATGGGTCGCGCCGCGTTCTACATGAACCGCACCGTCCACAGCGGCCTTGCGATTGCTGCGCTCGATAAGAGCCAGGCAGTCCTGAAGGTCAACGACGGTCTCTCGCAGTTCGGCACGCCGTACAGCTGGCTGACTTTCCAGGGCGTTCCGTGCCGCAAGGTTGACGCGATCATCAACACCGAAGCCGTGGTGAGCTGATAGCTCCCATCAACAAGAAAGAAGGAACTCACCATGATTCTTGATAATCTCCTCGTTGTGTCTGGAACCATCCCTGCGACTGGTGTCGCTACCGGACAGGCGGCGCTTCCTGCTTCCGGTACTCCCGTTCTTTCGACCGACACGATTGACCTTTCGGTCGCCCGTGACATCGGCGAAGGCACGGACCTGACTATGAACTTCACGTGCGTTGCGGCATACAACACCCTGACCTCGCTGACGTTCGAGATCATTGGCGCAACGAACGCTGCTCTTTCGAGTGGCGTGACTGTGATCGGTTCCTCTGGACCCGTTCCGCTGGCAAGCCTCACCGCAAACGCGCAGTTCTCTGTGCGTTTCAATCCGCAGCTCCTGTCTACCGGACAGCGGTACATCGGCGCTCGGTACACCACGGTCGGAAGCACCCCGACCACCGGCAGCGTGTGCGCTTACGTCGTCATGGACATCCAAGACGGCCGCAAGTTCTACGCCTCCGGCTTCTCGGTGATCTGATAGGAGACTTCGATGGCAAAGGTCAAGGCAAAAGTCGTCTGTTTCGTGGACAACCATTATCGCAACGAAGGCGATGTCTTCCAGTACAACGGTTCGTTCAACGGGAATCTGGAATACCTGGATGTTCCCGAGCAGAAGCCAGAGGAAGATCAGCACGCTCGCAAGGTGCGGAAGCCTCGAAACACTGTGACCGAAGCATCGGAGTGAGCTTGTAACGAGTTAGTGAACAGGGAGGGGCGTCGGCGGGAAACCACGGCGCCCCTCCCGTCCTACGGGAGGCACGTATGGCATCGGTCGTCGAGATATGCAACCTCGCGCTCGCGCACCTCGGCGACGACGCCACCGTCGCAAGCATTGATCCGCCGGAGGGATCAGCACAGGCAGAGCACTGCGCCCGGTTCTACCCGGTTGCACGTGACATGCTTCTTCAGATGCATACGTGGTCGTTCGCATCGCGTCGCGTCAGCCTCGCGCAGGTGACGATGCCGTACACCATGTGGAAATACGCATACGCATGCCCTGGCGACATGATGACCGCCGTGGCTGTGCTGCCGCCAGAGGCAGAGAACGATTACACGGTGCGTGCGTATCCAGCCGACCGATACGGTTTCGGATGGACGAACCCGCCCATCACGACCGCCGGCGTGTACGTGCCGCAGGAATACGTGATTGAGACGGACACGCTCGGGAACAAGATCATCTACACGAACCAGGAAACCGCGCTCCTGCGCTATCAGGCGCTTGTGAGTGACCCGACCAAGTTCGACCCGTTGTTCACCATCGCATTGTCGTGGCAGCTCGCGTCGTTCCTTGCCGGCCCGGTCGTCAAGGGTGAAGAAGGCGCACGGCAGGGGCAGCGATGCCTGCAGATGGTCGCCATCTACCTCGGACAGGCACGCGCATCCGACGCAAGCCAGCGCGACGTGAAGCCCGGTCACATCACCTCTTGGATCTCTGGACGCTGACATGGCGCTTACCCGAACCTACACGCGGTCATTTGCCGGCGGCGAAGTGTCGCCGGAAATGTGGGGCCGGATTGATGACGTGAAGTTCCAGACTGGCGCAGCGAAGTTGCTCAATTTCATTGCGCTTCCGCAGGGTCCGGCAGAGAACCGACCAGGCACGGCATTCGTGCGCGAGGTAAAGGACAGCACGAAGCGCACGCGTTTGATCCCGTTCACGTTCAGCACCACGCAAACGCTGGTGCTCGAGCTTGGCGCGGGGTACTTCCGGTTCCACACGCAGGGCGCGACGCTTGGGCCTGGTACGCCAGCGGCTTATTCAACGACAAAGACCATCACTGCCGTCAATACCGGGACGGAGACGTTTACAAGCAACGCGCACGGATACGCAAACGGAACGCCAGTGCAGGTGTCGGCGACAACCACGTTGCCCGCACCGCTTGTAGCCGCTACCACGTACTACGTTATCAATGCTGCGGCAAATACTTACCAGTTGTCTCTTACCGCGACCGGGTCTGCAATCGACATCACGACTGCCGGCAGCGGAACGATCACGTCCAACCAGGTCTACGCGGTCGGAGATCTCGTCTCGTCTGGAGGCGTGAACTACTACTGCATTCTTCAGGCAGTCAATCAGACGCCTCCGAACGCGACGTACTGGTATCCGCTGCCAACGGGGATCTACGAGATCCCGAATCCATACGCCGAGGCCGACCTGTTCGACATCCACTACGTGCAGTCGGCCGACGTGCTGACGCTCGTACACCCGAACTACGCACCGCGTGAGCTGCGCCGGCTGGGGGCGACCACGTGGACGCTCACGACGA